CTCGACGAAAATTCGGCCCTGCGCAACGAGCTGAACGCGCTGCTCGACGAAAACGCCGCCGCGCGCAGCGAGCTGAGCGCCAAGGCCGAGCCCGCGCGCGCGCCGCGGCGAAGCCCGACCAAGCCACGCGCGGGGAAATAGGGCGCCGCGCTGTCAAGCGCCCGACATCGAAACGTGATTGCTGCGCGAAAGCTACGCGAATCACCCGTGGAGAACACCTATGCGAGTGTTGCTGCTGTTCCTGATCCCTGCGTTCCTGCTCACGCCCGGCGCGGTCAATGCGCACTGGCGACATCACGCCGGCGTGCATCCCGAAATCGTGCGCGAGCGTCCCGTCGTGCGCCACCCGGTCACCATCGGGGAGCCGATCGTGCGGCGCCGCACCGTCACCGAGCCGGTGATCCGGCACCGCGTCGTCAACGAGCCCATCGTCAGGCACCGCGTCGTCAACGAGCCGGTGGTGCGCCGCCACGTCGTCAATGAGCCGATCATCAGGCGCCGGGTCGTCAATGAGCCGATCGTGCGGCGTCGCATCGTCGAGCGGCCGACCATCATCCAGCCCATCGTCAAGCGGCCGGTGGTCGAGCGCACGGTCGTGCGTCATCCGGTCGAGACGCGAACGGAAGTGCGTCATCCGGTGATCACGCGGACCTCGGTCCGTCATCCGGTCATCGACCGCACCGTCGTGCGTCATCCGGTGGAGACCAGGACCGAAGTCAGACACCCGATCGAGACGCGCACCGAGGTCAGGCATCCGGTCATCCACGAGCGGCCCATCGTCGAGCGCGACGGCGTGATCCGAGAGCGTCGCGTTGCCCGGCGTGACGGTCGCCGCCATCACAACGTGGTATTGAGACGAAAGGACTAGCCATGAAAAACATCGGTATCGCTGCCCTCACACTGGTTGCGGTGGCCGCCGGAATCAACGCCGCCGCCGCGAAGGAATCCGTCAAGGTGCCGCGCGCGCGGCCGGTGGTGCCGCACACGCTGCGTTTCCATCCGCATCATCGCGACATCCTCGTCGGCCCGCGCGGCGGCCTCTATCGCCTGCCGCACGGCTGGAAGGCGAAGTGAAAGAAAGCGCGCTGACGGCGGCAATCGAGGAGCTGAAGGAGGCGACCGAGCATTCGGTCGGAGTCCAAAGCGCCGTGGCGCACATCCTGCGCGGCGTGGCCGGCCGGCTCGCCGTCCTGGCCGATCGTCCCGACGACGTTCGCGCCCTGTCGCGCGAGATCGGCCGCCACGCCGACGACCTGCGCTTCCGCGCCGTGTCGGGCGAGATCCGGCGGCGCAACGCCCAGCCGTTCACGCTCTACGAAACTTTTCACCGACGTCCAACCTGATCGACCCCATGCCGCACTCCAGCCTGCCGGACGAGCACCACGGCCACCACCATGACGGCGACGATCACGGCCATAACCACGGCCACGATCACGACCATCATCACGGCCGCCATCACGGCAGGATTCCGCCGGACGGCTCGCCCTCGCTGCCCGTGCACGGGAGCGGCTACTCGTTCGTCTGTCTCGACGAGCTGCGCGACCGCTTTGCCGCCGCGATCATTCCGGGCCTGCTTGCGATCAGCCCCTCGATCAATCGCGATCCGACCAGCGTCGCCCGTCTCGCCTGGCTGGTCGCCGGCTCGATGGTCAAGGAGCGCTCCAAGCTGAACAGCCTGTGCGGAGGCATGTGCGGAGGCGCGTGCGCAGGCGCCGAACTCTTGCTGACCGCAACCGGCGACGGTGCCGGCGCTGCAGGGCCCCCCGGACCGCCCGGACCGACGGGCGCGACAGGAGCGCCGGGAGCCGACGGCTCTGGATCGGCAACGCCTGGGCCAATGGGGCCGACCGGGCCGACAGGCCCGCAAGGGCCGCCCGGGACAGGCGGCTCGACCGACCTGACCGGCTACGCGACGACGAACTACGTCGACCAGGAAATCGCCAAGCTCCGCCAGGGCGTGACGGACGGCTCGATCGCCGGTCCCGGCGAGGTGGGTGAGGTCATCTCGGGATCTGAACTCTTCGGTCCCTACACGCTGCCGGACACGACCCCGCAGGGCACGCAGACGAGCCCGATGGTCGATCAGTTCGTCATGACGGTCCCGCCCGGCGACTGGCAGATTTCCACGCAGGGCGGCATCTACACGACCTCCGGGACGCTCAACAGGGCCACGATCCAGGCCTGGCTCGGACCGGGATTCACCAAGCCAGTCGGCTCGATAGAGATCGCATTCAATCCCGGTGCGGCCAGCCAGGGCATCATCACGTTCTATCTTCCTACGCTTGTCTATGCCGGCTCGAGCACCCAGCCGGAGGATCTGCACATGAGCTTGCAGTCGGTGCAGGGCGACGCCGGCGCGACGTTCAATGTCAGTCTGGTCGGCATCGGTTTCCGAAAGAGATAGTCGCCTTGAGGCCGATCGCGGAGAAGGAGTGACCTAAAATGCAGAGCCTGTGCGGAATCGGTGAGTTCTCTTTCAGGGGCCCCATCCGGGGAGTCACCAACGGCAGCCAGGCCAAGCCCGGCGAGGTCGGCGAGTACTACCTCAACCAACAAGAGTTTCCGTTCACCGCCACGCAGCAGGTGCTCACTGTGCGGGCCGGCATGCTGACCGCCGGCGACTGGGAGTGCGTCGCTACGGTCTGGGCCGACGTTCTCACGACCGGCATATCGTTCCAGCTCGCCACTCCGGTGCCGGAAGGCATCATGACCGGAATGGGCGGCGCCATCATCGAAACTCAAGGCAGCGGCTTCGACCCCGAAGACGTCGTCGTCCACAGCCAGCCCAGCGCGGCCTTTCTGAAGGCCCTGACCCCGTTCGACTTCACGGTCAGGACCAATCCCAGCCCCGGCCCCGCCGGCAACTTCTTCATCGCGTTCCAGGCACGGCGGATGCGGTGACGGATGTCCAAGTGCTTCCATGTCTAAGTACACCGTCAACGCCGGCTGGGATGACGTGCCGCACCTTTCCGAGCAGGAAAAGGCCGAGCAGCTCGCCGCCTATCAGCCCTACCAGCGCGACGCCCGCTCCAAAGGCCTGCCGCTGCTCGGTGCCGGCGCCATCTACCCCGTTTCCGAAGAGTACGTGCTGTGCGACCCGTTCGAGATCCCCGACTGGATGCCGCAGTGCTACGCGCTCGACGTCGGCTGGCAGGTCACGGCGGCGATCTGGGCGGCGCACGACCCGAACACCGACGTCGTCTACCTCTACAGCGAGCACTACAAGCGCGAGGCCGAGCCGCCGATGCACGCCAACGCCATCCTGGCGCGAGGCCGGTGGATTCCGGGCGTCATCGACCCGGCGGCACGCGGCCGCAACCAGAAAGACGGCACCAAGCTCATCGACGTCTACCACAAGCTCGGCCTCGAGCAGCTCTTTCCCGCCACCAACGAGCTTGAGGCCGGCATCCACGAGTGCTGGATCAGATTGTCGACGGGTCGGATGAAGGCGTTTCGCACCTTGACGAGCTGGCTCAACGAATACCGCTTCTACCAGCGCGACGAGAAGGGCAAGGTCAAGGCCGACCAGCCCGACCACGCCATGGACTGCATGCGCTACATCATCAACTCGGGCTTAACGCGCGCGTCGGTGCGGCCGGCCTCGCAGTGGACCATGCGCGGCACCAGGCCAAGGCACGAATCCGCCTACGACCCGCTGCGGTATTAAAGCCGTGACCCAATCCGTTCGCATCCTGCACCGGCCCAGCCACGCCGCGCCGCCGAAGGACGTGCGGGAGGCCCTGAAGGAAGACATGATGGCCCTCCTAACGATCTCGCAGCACGTCGAATCTGCGGTCACGGTCGACTACGATCCGCTGTCCTTCGAGAACATCTACGACGCCCGCGGCGACGCCGGCCGCATGGACTGCATGGGAGCGGCACCGCCCGCCCAGGCGACGGGCTACAGGCGCGGCGGCCGCGGCTGGTATCGATCCTGAAGGCGACGAGCATGGACCGCGGGACCCTGTCCGTCATCGCCGCGCTCGGGGCGCTGCTCAACGGCGGCCTCTACATCGTGCTGGTATTCATCGCCGCACTCCTGATGCACCGGGCGGGGGCGGCCGAGCTTGCCATCGCCGCTGCCGGTTTCGT